GATCCGATACAGATGCAACTGACCGCCGCCGGCGGTGGCTTCAGCCATGCGCAACAGTTCCGTCAGCTGGGTTTTATCCACAAAGGGAATCATCAGCGAGACGGCCAGCGTCTTAGGCTTGAAGCCTTTGTGCGCCTTGTCGGTGTTGCTGGTCTGGCCGGACATATCGCCGCTTTCGATTCGCAGGTTGGCCGTGACTTTGAGGTTCTTGCCCTGGACTTTTTGGCCGTCGAGTAGCAGCGTCATAGGCCCACCAGTTCCCGCACAAAGCTCAGTCCTTCTTTGCCGCCGACCAACAGAACCCCGGCGCATTGAATCCATTCGTGACCTGGGGCATCGCCGGCCAGCAGTTCGCGGCGTAGTTCGCCGGCAGTGCCTGGGCCAATCATCCGCGCGCGCATGCTGACGTCAGGGTTGCCCCCAGCCAGCAGGTCTTTCAGGTCAGCCAATTGTTTATCTCTCCCCTGCTGCTGGGCGCTCTTGCGAGCTGCCAGCGCTGCCAGATCGGCCAACGGCGAACTGTCGGCGGCGTAGCCTTCCAGCACGGCTATCTGCCCCGCCATCGACTGCTTGGCAGCTTTGACCACCGTGCAACGCTCCAGCGGCAAACCCTGCCAGCGCGGCAGAGTTCCGGCGCCGGGGATCTCCCACTTTTCGCTCTCCAATTTCACCAGGTGTTGCGCCCGGCGCTCGGTGCGCACCAGATCAGGGATCGGCAGCAGTGCATTGAAGCGCGCCAAGCTGCTGGCCAACTGTTCCAGGCGCGTGCCCAGGAACAGGATCGACAACGCGTATTGCGGCCCAGTCGGACGCCCACGGTCGCTGGCGTCTTCCAGTTTCTTGGCGAGATGTTCAAGCGCGTTGGGTGCGGACAGAAAGCGCTGATAGCCCGCGCCCTGGCCAACACCGCTTTGAAATGGCGTCACGACCAGGCACGCCGGAACCTGCCCCATCTGCTCGGCCAGCGCGGCGCGTCCGGCTGCGATCGCGCTTTTGGCAGCATCACCGACCGGCCCCGGGTTGGTGTTGGCCAGGCCACTCAGGCCAGCCAGGCGCTGAGCGGTGCTGGCCAGCTCCCCACCGGCCAGATCCTTGGCCGCTGACAGCCCGCCCATCCACTGCGTGGCCTGCTCCGGCCAGCGCATTGTCACCGGTGCCCAGGTCATGCCGGCGGCGTCCAAGTGATGGCTTTCATTGCCTTCAGATTTTTGTCTTTCTGAGCCTTCGCCACAGCTTGGCGCAGTGTTTCCGCGTGCTGCTGCGCCGCTTGCCGGAAGCGCACCAGGTCAAGGCTGACTTTCTGCAACTGTTCGATGGTATGCGGTCGGAAAGCCAGCATCTGGTCGACGTCATAGCAGGGGTAGACGTCGTCCAGGCCCAGCAGCACCTGGCCGTTTAAGTTCACCTGGTCATCGATCGCGCTGCTGTACCGGTATTGCTCGCCCAATGCGCTGGAGGTAAAGCCACCGGCGATATAAGCCGTGCTGCCGGCGGCGATCGCTTGCAGTTTCTTGTCCCGAAGTGCAGCCAACACGGCGTCGATGTCATCAACCCATTCGCCATTCTTCCAGACCTGATTAGGCCCGGGCTTCTTCATGGTGAAACCCACCGGCACCCCTTCAAAGCCTTCAAGTGTTCGCGGCTCACCTGTGTCAGTGCTGTACACCACCACGCCGCCGAAGAAGTCCACCAACTGCCATGCCCGACCGTTCCACCAGGCGGCTTTGTGTTCCGGGATTGCGGGCGGCGCCGCTTCGACGCATCCGCCGGGAATCAGGTAAACGCCGGGTTCCAGGGGTGATTCATCAGCGGTCACAGCACCAATGAAAATGCCGAGGTGGTCGGTCTGATAAACGAGTTTTTCAGTCATGCTCGATCTCAATACTTGATGCAGTAGAAAAGGGCCAAGTTTCTAGGGCGTGTTTCGATGCCGCCGGCAGCGGCTACAGTTACGCCGTGGCTGTGGTTACCCGCCCAGCCCAGGCCAACGTTGTGCGCATGCTGACCAGCAGCGCCTATGCCGACGTTGTGTGCGTGATTGCCCTGGTAGTCGGTGCGCATAGGCTGGTTGTCGGCGTTTTTGCCTCCGGGTAATTCAAGGTCAACGATGCTTCCGCCGCCTGTTGGATAACCGATTGAAATGCCTTGGCCTGTGGCCGCGATTCGCCAGCCGTGATCGTGGTTGCCCTGGGCATCTGTCCAAGCGCTGTGCACGTGGTTGCCTTGCGCATCCGTCCAAGCCGTGTGCACGTGGTCGCCTCCAGCAGCAGCCGAGGCGCCGTGCGCGTGCGAGTGAATCATCATGTCCTGATAGACGCCGAACGCTCGGCCAGGATCCAGCCCGCGCCCGTCATCCCAGCCGCGAGGGAACAAGCCGCGCATATCGGGCAAATTGAAAGTGGTTGAACCATCGCCGGCGCCGTAGTGCGTCCCAAGCCAAGCGAAAAGTTGCGCAAATGTGGTACGTGAAACCGCCGCACCGTTGCACTTCAGCCATCCCGTCGGGGCAGCTGTCATTGCAAACGCTGCCACCATGCCAGTCATCGAATCGCCAACCTGCTTTTGTAGCTTGTTCAGGGCGGCGGTCGACGCCACGATCTGGCTGCTGTTGGTTGCTGGATCGTCGCTGATTGCGTTGGGCAGATTGCCCAGTCCGACGTCTTCTTTGGTGGTTGCCCGGGCGCGCAACTCCGCGTAATCCCCTTTACGCGCCGCCAAATGTTTAATGAGTGCGCCGGCGATCGGTTCAGCCTCACGGGCGTCATAAATCTCTGTAGGTGATGCGTAATAAGCGATCGGCACGCAGTAATGTCGAACCCCGGCAGCGTCGGTGTAGTCGCCCTGCTGTCCGAAGACGACCTTCCACGTCGCTACCCGATCGCTTAATTGGCGCTCCAGGCAGACGTCGAGTGTCACGGTTCCAACGGCAACGCCCGATAACGGCACAGGCTTTTCCATGAACACCCGGATGCCTTCGATGTAGGCAGTGCCGGCGCCCAACTGGAAACCGTTTTCGCCCTTTCCGAATGCAAGCGAGTCACCAAAAAAACAGGCGCGGCCGTACACCTCACGGTTACTCAGGCGCTCTCGTTCATCGATGCCAGCCAGGCGCACCGTAAAGTCATGCTGCCAAGTGCTGGCGTCGATCTTCACGCCGGTCAGTTTCATGGCGCCGTCGAAGGCCACCAGAAAATTGCGGGTGACGTTGTTGCCGATCTGCTCCGGCGGAATGTTCCTGCGCTTTTGTTGCAGAGGCACCGACGACGCGGCGAACAAGATGCCGTCGGCGTCCTCAAGCCCGACCCAGTTAAAGTCCCAGTCGCCAACGTCAGACCCCAACTGTGCGCTGTACACCACTTGGTTCGGATTCACGAAACCCGCGTTCTTCTCCGGGATGGTGTAGACGTGAACAATCTGCGCAGCCGGTGGCTTGCCGGCAGCGCGATCGAGCGGCGCGGTCGGATCAAGCCCGGGTACATTCGCAAAGATGAAGCGGCTGACGATCAGCGGCTTTTGCTGGCTTTGTTTAAGGGCGATTTGGCTTTCGCCGGCCAAGGTAATACTGGCGCTCACGGTGCGCTCCTACAGGCTGGCAACCAGCGTTTGCTGGTCGTCGTTGAAGTCGATCAGGGCGATTTGCAGCCCTACGGGGGTGATGGTCACGAAGTCATAACGGCGGCAGGTGCGGCCGTACTGTTGGATCAGCACACGCAACAGTTCAGGGTTCAAAGACAACTGAGCGTTGCTGAACTTAAGCAGCACGACGTCCCAATCCCGGTCGGGCTGGCGTTCCTCGATCTCGACGTAACCCACGCCCAGGCGCTCGAATATGCGTTTCAAACCGGCGGTGCTGCCGGCGTCGACCGAGTTGATGAATGCGTATTTCACGCGCAGGCGAAACAGCGACTCGGGTTCGCCCTTGAAACGTGTCACGTCCCGCTGCCAGGCCCACAGTTCAAGGATGCTCATGTGGCAGGTGTCGGGATCGATCTGCGAGTAGGGCCAGCGCAGCCACCCGGTCACGGTTTCCCACCACGCCTGTGCAGCGGCCACCAGCTTTGACAGCTCGGTGCCGCCTAGCCAGAACGGCAATTTGAGTTTGATCATTGCAGGTTCACCTTCAGCGACGTCAGGCGCGGGATGTCCAACCCGCTGGTGATGTCGACGCCGGGGGTAAACCGCAGTGAGGCGATATCGGCAAACTGCTGGTGCAGTTCTTCCGCGAGGCGACTGAAGCTGAAGCGCGACTGGGGATAAGT